GGAAAAAGAGTATCTAAGAAGAAAGATCGCCAAAGGGTACAACCTTTGGGATGCTGATAAAAAACTGTTAGACGAAATTTTAAGAAAATAAGATATGGCTATTAATTTCAGAAAATTAAAATCGCAAATTAAGCCATTCAAGCCGGAGGTTAAAGATGGCTACATCTTCATCACAACAGACGAACAGAAGAATAACGGGTTATTTAGTATTGCAAAATGTGGAAGTAAACGTGGGCTATTATCTGCATTGAGTGAATACATTAAAGATGATGAAGACTTCAAACGTGAATTTACTATATAATAATCAGGTAGCCTACGGACTACCATAATGTAACACCGAATATGAATAATACAATTTACATCAGAGTGCTACAGCACGATAAGAACGACCAGATACGGATAGGTGAAGCCTTTCCTGCTACAGACTTGAATAAGGCAGAAAAGGACATAATAGCCCAATACGAAGCAAAGTGCGCTTGGTGCGGTGGTTTTAAAGCTGCTTGTGAGAAATATTACCAACGTATTGCTATTGTTCGTGCGGACACGCTGGAAGTGATACGCCCAATTTACCCAAATAAATAATTATAGCCCTATGAATGAATACACATATATAATTTTCGATCACAAGGGAAAACGCTTGGGCAAAATTGAATTTGGGAAACGAATAAGTGTACCATCAGCCAGCGAGATTGAAGAAGCCATAAAAGACGGTTTCCCCAATGGAGCGACTTATAAATTAATCGTGCCTATAAACGTATGTATAAGCCAATAGAGATATGAAAAGCAATGTTTTGAGGTTTGATTACTGGTTTTCTTTCAATTATAAACGGTTGCGAAGTATCTTAGGATGGCAGCTAAATGAGGACGTTTTTCACGATACTTATTTGCTTCTGAGAAAGGATCTGCTATTTATAGACTTGCCAATAATAGACTTTGAGCCTTTATTTTGGGGAATTTATAAAAGAGCCAGGCTTCGGAACATAGCTAAAGAAAACCGATACTACAGACCTAATGAAATATTTTTCCAGTTAATAAGCATGGAAGAAGGTTTATCGGTTGAGGAGCTTGTAGAGCCAGATAAACTTGCAAAAGATATTCTTTCCTTCATTAAGCATAAATACCCGAAAAATGATTATAGGTTATTTAAGCTAAAAGTTTATGATACCGGGTGCTCTTATAAGGATCTTTCAGATTATACAGGTGTTTCAGTAAGCACCATATATCGTAAAATCAATTCAATAAATAATGCTATCCGAAGTAATATAAGTTTTGTAAACCGATATTCATGTATAGCAATCGTATAATATTAAAATTTACCAATTATGAAACTTGTAATATACAATAAACAAAACAGCCAGCCAGTAGGACAACGCAACGGAGAAAGGACTTTGAGATTTAATCGTGAAAATGGTATGATCTACATTTCTAAGTCTTTTGCTGCTGAATTAGGCATTAAGGATATAGATAAAGTTCAGTTTGCCAATGATGAAGAAAATACAAAGGACTGGTTTATTTGCAAAACTGATAGCGAACAAGGCTTTTCTATCAAGTACGACAAAGGCGGTATTCGCTTTATGAATAAGTTCCTAAGTAATAAGATACTTGATTGTGCAAAAGTAAAGGATAACGCTTCCTTCCTTATGGAGAAGGAGCCTATTACAGTCGATGGTACTAAGTATTTTAAGATAATGCTTTCTTCTCCCATAATTGTAAAGCGTTCACCGAGTAAAAAGGCAACTATAGATAAACGCTAAATAGAAAAGGTATGAATACATTTTACATGGTATTTGTGGAAGGGTGTGCTACCCCAGCTTGCAAACATGATAGCTTGGATAGTGCGGAAAAAGAAGCGAAAAGGCTTGCAACTCTTTTAAAAAAGAAAGTATACGTTTTGTGTACTATAAAATCAGTTGAAGATACTCAATACAAAATTGAGGATTGCCGACCTGGTGAAAGTGATTTACCATTTTAATTTATATGGAAAATGCAAAAACATAAATTCCCCTATAATTGGAGGCTTTCAGAAGCCAAATTCACGAAAGATAAAGGCAAAGTGTTCTCTTGCTTTGCGTGTGGTGGTGGCTCTACAATGGGTTACAAGTTAGCCGGATTTGATGTAATTGGCTGCAATGAGATAGACGCAAAGGTTAATCGGTGTTATGTGGCTAACCACTCACCCCGATATAATTTTTTGGAAGATATACGAACATTGAGAGAGAGAGAGAGAGAGAGAGAGAGAGCTACCGCCCGATCTTTACAATTTGGATATTTTGGACGGTTCTCCCCCATGCTCCACCTTCTCCATTGCCGGAAATCGTGAAAAGGATTGGGGTAAAGAAAAGAAATTCAGAGAGGGGCAATCTGCACAAGTTCTTGATACGCTTTTCTTTGATTTCATAGCTTTAGCAAGGGTATTACAACCAAAAGTTGTAGTAGCCGAAAATGTGAAAGGTTTACTTATGGGAAGTGCAATAGACTATGTTAGGCGCATATATAAAGATTTTGATAACGCTGGCTATTATTGTCAGCATTTCCTTCTTGATGCGTCAAAAATGGGTGTTCCTCAGAAAAGAGAACGGATCTTCTTTATTTGCATTAGACATGATTTAGGGATCAATTTTTTGAAGGTATCTAATCTGTTTAACGTGGAGCCATATATAAACATGGAGTTTAACGAGGATCCTATAGTATATGGTGCTTTTGCGGATTATAAAGGAAGAGCCTATGAAGGCAGAATGAGAGAACTTTTTGAACTCAGGGAACAAGGGGATATAGCACTATCAGAAGCCTATAAAAAACTCACTGGTAAACGTGGCTTTTTTAATCAGCAGTTCTGTTATGAAGATAGAGTTTGTTATACATTGTCTGCACACCTGGATTCATTGATACCATTTAAGCAGCCCGTCTATCTATCCACTTCTGAGGTATGTAATATATCCACGTTCCCACAAGATTATAATTTTTGTGGTTTATCGCCACACTACATTTGTGGTATGAGTGTTCCACCCGTAATGATGGCTCAGATAGCCACACGTATTTATGAACAATGGTTGTCGAAATTATGAAAGGAATAACTAAAGCAGCAAAGCAAGCCAACGGACGAAGCCAGGCTTGCGCTACGTGTCCTCTAAATCGAAGTAGAGGTGTTTGTTTACCCGAAATACAAAGGGTTTGCTCAGATGCGTTTGTAGAAGGATTTAAAAAAGGTGTAAAATGGCTGCAAAAGCAGCAGGAAAACAACTGTTGAAATGGCACAAGAAAGCATAGACTACTTTATACAGATGGCAAAGGACTACGCCAAAGCTAAAAAGGATTTAGAGGTTCAGCATTGGGTTTTTGTGAATTTCGAGCGCAAAGATGAAAGTAATAACTATGTACGCTTATTCAGTTACGATTTACCACGTGAAGTTTACGAACATAGAAAGTGGGTAGTAGAATGGAGAAAGGCAAAACTTGTTTGCCAATATCCAAAAGGGTGTGTACGATACACGTTGCATTTCTATGATAAGCGTTTGGGTAACAACATACAACTGAATAAGGATTTGAATCGGCTTATATCGGCAAAGGCTCAGGTTACAAAGGCTCAACGCAATATTGATAAATATATAGCCTACAATAAGGCTTATAATCTGTTTTTCGATGAGAGTACCGATACGTATTTATTGAAAGCTCGTGAGAAACTTGAAGCTAAAATAACCAACGTAAAGGAGGCAGAAGAAAGAATGAGATTAAAAATCAAACAAATACAGGAGGGAAGAAATGACAAAAATTAAATTGAATTGGACATACGCCAAAGGTGAGTTAGATACTGATACATTGAAACTTATTTGCCTACCAGCACGAGGTAAACGCTCGTTTGGTGCGGATGAATTGGATGCAGAACTTTGTATAAAGGACGGGATGAATTACCAAATAGCCGAAATTCATTTAGGCGATGTGGAAAGTTCAAACATACTTTGTGAAGAAATCGCAAGGCGTTGGAATGAGTTTGAAGATTGGCACGAATGCAAAGAGGACACGGAAGACGTGCCACCAATTGGAACATATTGCATTTTAAGGGTAGAATATCTATGCTGTAGTAACAAATGGAAAGTAGATTACTTGACAGCTTATTACAATAAATACGGGTGGACGGAAGATTATTTAGACCAAATAACCTGCAACTACAAGGACTACAAGATAACCCATTGGAAACCGATAAACAAACCGAAAGGAGTTGAGGAATGAGATACGCACTTAGAAAACAGGATAAAATAGCTTCTGTATATAGTGAGGCTTATTTGAAAGAACATATCATAAGCAGCCTTGATTCTTATTTTGGCAAATGCGATGATGAGCGCATAATAGATGATATTTCACAAGAGGGATATGTGAGCCGTATTGGAGAAGATTATCCACTTTTAAGGATTAACGATCTTTTGGATGATAACGCTATGTTGGAGTTTGCCGTTATAGGTCAGCAATACGATGTATTAAAACTATCCTTCTTAGGACGGAAAGGATAAACTTATGAGTAAGTGCCATTACATATACGATAAGCAAGCTGGCAAAGTCTTAATACCTTGTTGTTGGGCTGTTGTTTTGAGCAATGATATACGGGATTGTACTTGTAGGAATGAAGATCTTACGTTTGCTCAATTTGAACGTGAACGATATAACAAAGAACTTGAAAAGCGTAATTCTATCATAAAAGAGCTACAGAGCGAAAACAAGTATCTACATAAAGAACTAAAACGGCACGTTACTTTACTAAGTAAAAAGAAGTAGCATTTTGTTTGTTATACTTAATAGAATAAACTATATTTGTATTTGACATGAGAATAATTAGAACACATTCAGGAAAGGAAGTCAAGATCTTTGCTGAAACTTTTGAGAACGAAGCATACGATCAGATTAAGAGGCTGGCTAATTATCCTGCCTATGAAAACTCTATTATACGAATAATGCCGGATAGCCATGCTGGTAAGGGGTGTACTGTAGGTACTACAATGACAATAACCGATAAAGTAACGCCAAACTTGGTAGGCGTTGATATTGGTTGCGGTATGCTTACTGTAGAATTGGCAGATCAATATATAGACTGTGAGAAATTGGATTCCGTTATAAGGGAAATGGTTCCCAATGGGTTTAATTGAATTAGTCAAGACTTAATCTGACAATTACGAATAAATGAATAATTTTGTAAACGAAAACAGATTAGGTTATGACAA